ACCTAGACCCGGCATCGTGTCCCCGTGAACTGTCCGCTGTCCCGGCTGATCAGTTCTACACCATCGAAGACGATGGCCTAGCTCTGCCCTGGTTCGGTCGCGTCTGGCTCAACCCGCCCTACTCCAACCCGACGCCCTGGGTCGACCGATTCCTCGAACATGGCTCCGGTGTCGCGTTATTGCCGGTCTCGTCTAACGCTCAATGGTTGTGCCGCCTATGGGCAGAGGCCGACAGCATGGCCCTACCGGCGCGCCAACGGTTCAACGTGCCAGGTGGCGGCCAAATGACAACGCGGTTCACAACGTTGCTTTGGGCAATGGGGCACGATTGCGTCGAGGCTATCGGCCGTGTCTCCAGGGTTAGAGCATGAGATTACACCAGGAAGCCAACGAGGTGATTTTGGCATCGCTTGACAACCCGAACGCTTCGCTTGCGGAGCAGTTGCTGGGTCTAGCACGCGCCTGGGACGCTATTGAGCGCACCGGTAACGGCATCGGCAACGTTGCCAACATCAGCAATCAGATGGTGCGGCTATTGCACGAGCTGGGTGTCGATGGTACGGAGGACGTGTGGGATGACATCATCGCCGAAATTACGACAGCCGGCCCCGGCTAGGTGGGCGACGGCCAGGACTGACGCCGAAACGTATGGCGGGCATTTGGCGCAGGTTGCCGAGGCGTTGGGTTGGGACTTGTTCCAGTGGCAACGGCAGGTTGCCGACGTGGCCCTAGAGCATGTGGGCGGCCAGTACCGGTACCGGACGGTCGGCGCGTCGGTGGGGCGGCAAAACGGGAAGACGGCTTTGGCAGCTAGCCGCATCGCCTACGAGTTGCTCAAGCCTGGGCACGTTGTCGCCTTCACGGCGCAAAACCGGGGCATGGCCCGTTACTTGTGGGAGGCGCATACCGAGTTGATACTCGGGTCGTCGCTGGGCAAGCGGGTGAAACGCATCATTCGCGCCAACGGGCAAGAGGCGCTCATTATGCACAACGGAGCTCAGTACCGGGTTGTCACGCCTAACCGCAAGGGAAGCCGGGGCCTCACGTGCGACCTAGTGGTCATAGATGAGGCGCTCCATATCGGCATGGACGTGGTAGCCGCCTTGCAACCGACAATGGCAACCCGACCGAACGCGCAGTTCTGGATCTTGAGCAACGCCGGCGATAGCGATAGTGTCATGTTGGCGCACTACCGCAACCTCGGGCACGAGCAACGCGACGGCGACGACGGCCGCCTCTGCTGGATGGAGTGGGCCCCGACTGAAGACAAAATCGACCCGCTAGATCGCGAAGTGTGGTACCAGGCCATCCCGACGCTGTCGGAGGAGCAGGGCGTAACGGTGCAGGCGGTAGCCGAGGCGGCTGAGACGACGGCGGCCGACATGTTCGCCCGCGAGTGGCTGAATGTGTGGCCGGCAGCCGAGGCGATAGCTGTCATCGAAATGGCCGACTGGCTAAACCTGGAACGTACCGATATATTGTTGGGCGAACACGTCGTCCTCGGTGTTGACATTTCGCCGAACCGCGATAGTGCCGCTATTGCGGTGAGCGGATTGTCGGGCGCGTTCACGCCGGTTGAAATCATTGACCACCGCTACCACGTCGGTTGGGTCGAAGGCCGCCTCATCGAATTGTGCAAAAAATGGCGGGCCGGTGTCGTAATAGACGGCGGCAGCCCAGCCGGCACCCTCATCCCGGTAGTTGAGCAGGCCGGCATCAACGTTACCGCCCTCGGCATGAGGGACTATGCGCGAGCGTGCGGATCGTTCTACGACGGGGTTCAAGAAAAGACGGTGGCGCACCTGGGCGACCGGTTGCTAAACGACGCGGTCGGGGCGGCGACGAAACGACGCCTATCGGACCAGTGGGCATGGAACCGGAGATCGACTGTCGACATCACGCCGCTAGTTGCGGCAACCCTCGCCCGGTGGGGATGTGTGTCGGGTACACAAAAAACGGCTCGACCCGCAGTATTCTAGAAAGCAGATGCAGCCCTTCGCTTCCCTCTTGCAAATAGTCGGCCTCGGCGCGACCTTTTGGGCCGTGTGGTCCATTGCCGGCACCGCCCTATTTTTAGGCGCGTTCGGTATCTTTGCTCTCCTGGTGGGCCTAGCCCTCGAACGCACTTCGCGTTCCCAACACGTTAGGCGGTAGCCATCGTGCTACTACGAACCTTCCAAGGCCCCGTCGAACGCGCTGCAACGTTCACGCTTCCAAGTTTAGGGCTAGGCGCTCAACCGCTAACGGGGCCGCTGTCAATTACCGAGGCGACGACGCTGTCTATACCGGCCGCGTACCGATGTGTGCAAATCATTTCGGACACCGCCGCATCGTTACCGCTGCACTCGTACCGGGGGAAAATGCAACTGAACCGCACTCCCGACATTCTTAAAAATCCGGACCCGACCGATACGCGCATGAGCACACTAGCGGCCGTGTTCACATCGCTACTCATTGACGGCAACGCCTACCTCCTGGTCGGCAACCGCGACTCGCTCGGCTTCCCCAGGTCGTTCGTCGTGCTGGCCCCTGGTGCGGTTGCCCTAAACGTCCGCGCCGGTGTCCGCTACTACACGGTCGCCGGCAACGTCTACGACGACGAAGACATCGTGCACATACGCGGCCTCACGTTGCCCGGCAACGACGTAGGCCTCGGCCCGTTAGCGATGCAACGCCGCGCCTTAGGTTTAGCCATTGCCGGCGAAGACCACGCCGCCGAGTTGTATGTAAACGGGGCCATCCCTGCCGGCGTTCTGTCATCCGAACAAGAGTTGACTCAGGCCGAAGCCGACGCGGCGAAAGCTTCGTTCGTGGCGGCGCATGGTGGGCGGCAACGGTCGCCGGCTGTCCTGTCCGGCGGCATGTCCTACGAGACGCTTTCGTTTTCTGCATCCGACCTCGAGCTAGTCGAGTCTCGCCGGTTTAGCGCCCAGCAGATCTGCACGATATTCGGGGTGCCCTCATGGATCGTGGGCGTTGGAAGCACCGATAGCCGCACCTACTCGAACGTCCAAGACGACAACCGCGCCTTCGTCGCCTGGACACTTCGGCCGTGGCTCACACGAGTGGAACAAAGCTTGTCGACGCTGCTACCACGCGGGCAGGAAGCCAAATTCAACCTCGATGCTTTGCTGCGGGCCGACACGGCGCAACGGTACGCCGCGCACGCCCAGGCGCTCGCCGGCGGCTGGTTGACCGTCCCAGAAATCCGCGCCATCGAAGACCTCGACATTGAGGAGGATCTGCCGCTATGACCATCGAAACCCGCACCGTAGAACTCGAATATTTGGAGTTGCGCGACGACGACGACGGCCACCACCTAATCGGCATCGTTGCCCCGTGGCATACCACCTTCGACGCCGGCGAATACGTCGAGGCTTTCGCCCGAACCGTGTTCGATAAAAGCATCGCGGAAAGGGGCCTCAAAATTCCATTACTGGAGCAGCATGACCGCAACCGGCACCCGGTCGGCATGGCGGCATCGTGGGAGAACACTGCGGACGGTTTACTTGCCGACTTCCGGCTTGCGAACACGTCCCGCGCGGACGAGTCGCGGCAGCTTGCCGCCGAGGGCATGGTGACCGGGCTATCGGTTGCGTTCCAACCGGTCCGCAACAAAACCGAAACCCGCGACGGCCGCCGCCACGTAACCAGGGTGGAAGCCCGCCTAGACCAGGTCGGATTAGTCACAGCGGCCGCGTACGGTGAAGCGAAGGTGCTCGCTGTCCGGTCGTACGACCCCGACGATCCCGACGTAGCGCCCAGGCTGGCCCGGTGGCGGCACCTGCTCGCGACATAACCGCCCTCGCGTAACCTTTGCGCTACAATTCCGACTGAGCGCCGCGTACGCGCCGCCGGTAGATCGCCGGCACCCACACGCACCCTCGTAAACGACCCTTCATCGAGGAGTGCGATAATGAACTTACTGAACCAGCTGGTTTCCGAACGCGACGAAATCAGCGCCACCCAGACCGGGCTTGTGGAACGTGCCGCCGACGAGGCGCGCGACCTGACCGAATCCGAAGATACAAACCTGAAGGATCTCAAGGCCCGCGCCGACGTCCTCGACGTCCGCATTGCGGAACTGCGCGAGATTCAGGTAGCGAACCTGGAGGCCGCAAAGCTGCGCGCCGAAGTGTCCGCGACCGAAGACGCCCCCGAGGAGCGCGCCGCTGGCCGTGTGACCGTCACCGACGAGCCACTCACCTACGGCGAACATTCGGGCCGGTCGTTCTTTAGCGACCTTTACCGATCCCAGTTCCATCACGACCCGTCGTCGCAGGCCCGCATGGCCCGCCACTCGGCCGAAATGGATGTGGAACAGCGCGACGGCACGACCGCCAACTATGCCGGCCTCGTCGTTCCGCAGTATCTCACCCAACTCGCCGCAGAATTGGCGCGCGCAGGAAGGCCATTCGCCAACTTGTGTACCGCGATGCCGCTTCCCGGTTCGGGCATGACGCTGAACATCAGTCGCGTGACGACGGGCAGTTCAGCCGCCGTTCAGGCGACCGAAAATTCGGCCGTATCAGAGCAAGATATTGATGACACTCTTCTTACCGTGGATGTGCGAACGATTGCCGGTCAGCAGGATATCAGCCGTCAGGCACTTGAGCGCGGCGAAGGCATCGACGCCCTCATCATGGCCGATTTGTCGTCCGCTATCGCGACCGCGCTCGATTTGGGATGCCTCTACGGCGACGGCACCTCCGGTGCTTTGCTGGGGCTGAACAACATCACCGGCAAAAACGACGTCGTCTACACGGATGCGAGTCCGACGGTCGCCGAGTTTTATCCGAAACTCCTTGACGCGATTCAGCAGATCAACTCCAACCGGTACGCCGGTCCGGATCTGATCATTATGCATCCAAGGCGGGCCGCATGGCTCGCGGCAGCCGTCGATAGCCAGAACCGGCCGCTGGTGCTCCCGCAAACCAACGTCCCGTCCAACGCAATGGGCACCGGCCCGACTGCCGGCTACGGCCTCAACGGGCTTCAGATTGCCGGCATCCCCGTCGTAGCAGATGCGAACGTCAAGACAGACACCGGCGCAGGATCGAACGAAGATTCGGTCTTCGTGGTCCGGCGTGCCGACATGCTGCTCTTCGAAAGCGCAGGCGCGCCGTCGATGGTCCGCATGGACCAGACGCTCGGCGGTCAGCTGACCGTGAAGCTTGTCGCGTATCAGTACGCGGCGGCCGTCTTCGGACGCTACCCGGCGGCGATCAGCCAGGTCATGGGAACCGGTTTGGTGGCTCCAAGCTTCTAGGCGAGCGGCAAGACCCCCACC